TAATATCTGTAATTTTAAATTTATGATTTTTAGCTTTTCTACTAAACCAATCATTTCTACCTTTTCTAATATAAATCTTTAATTTTTCTTCTTCTGTTATATCATATTTAACATCTAATATAATTCCTTCATTCGTTTGTTTGAAACCTTCAATATGAATTGTTCCATTATGTTCTTTATCATGACAATCCTTACAAATATTTACTAAATTATGTTTTTTATTTTTATGAAAATTTTCAAAATAACCATTATCATTACTAAAAGTTTGATAATTAATATGATGTGTATCTTCACTTTTATTTTTATTACAAATTTGACAAATATCCATGAATAATGATGAATTATAATTAGATGTTTTTGTTTCCACCAATTTATTATTAATTCCTAATATTTCTTTTCTTATTTTTTCTGCATTTGTCATAAAATTTAATGGCATATCCAATGATTTGCAAACTTCAATTCCATAAATATTTGAACCTTGACCTTCTTTTAATTTCCTTTCATAAATAATCTTATTATCATTAGTAATTTCTATATGCATATGATAAATCTTTAATTCTTCTCTATCTTTAATTAATGAGATTGTTGGCAATTCATGCAAATGACTTGTGAAAATAAATGATACTTTCTTATTTAATAATTCATTAATTGCCGCACTAACTATACAAATTCCCGAAATTGCCTCAGTTCCTGAACAAATCTCATCTCCAATAATTAAACTATATTTATCAGCTCTTTGAATAATATTTCTTAATTCTGTCATTTCAACAACAAAACTGCTCATTCCTTTATAAATATTATCATTTCCACAAATTCTTGTCATAATATGATTATATGGATAAAATTTATAATTAACTGCTGGAACATACATCCCGGCTTGTGCCATGATTACTGATAATCCTATAGCTTTCATAAATGAACTTTTACCTGATGCATTAATTCCATATAATAAAATCCCATTTTGATTTAATTCTATATCATTCCCAATATATTCAACATCAGTTATAATTCTTTCTATGATTGGATGTCTCAGATTTTCAGCACTTATAAAAGAATTATCAGTTGTTAAATCAATTGATGGTTTATAATAACAAAATTCAAACGCATTTTTAGCATTACAGCAAGTAATATCAATATCAATTAAATTTTTTATAATAATATCTATATTATCTTTTTCAGATGTGAAAAAAGATAATAAGAAATCATAATATCTTGAAATAACAATTGAATTAATATCATTTTGTGTTTTTCTGATAGTATTAGAAGCATTAGTAATATCATAAGAAGTTAATTTATAAGAATTATTAGTTGTTAAAAGTTTTTTATCAAATTTATTCATATAAATAGTATCTTTTTTAGATGCATTTTCAAATCTTTTTTTAGTTATAATAATAAAATAACCTTCACTTTCATTATAATCAATCTTACATAACGAATCATTAATATTACTGATTTTATTAGAAATAATAACTAATTTTTCATAAGCATTTTTATATTTTAAATTCAAATCATCTAAATCTTTATAAACACCTTCATTAAAAATATTAGTTTTAATATCATTAGTATTATATTTAGAACATTCATCTAAATTTAAAATAGAATAACTTGAAATAATTCTATTAGCATTTTCAATTAATTCTGGTTCAGTTAATTTAAAAACTTCTAATGCATTTTCTAAAGAAATCGCGAAACTATTCCATTCACAAGGTTGTAATTTTTTAAGAAAAATCTTTTTTTTAATTCTTTCTAAATCATTAATATTAGAAAGATATTTATTAATTTCTTTATATTTTCCATCAATTAAATAATTTTCAATATTATTATATCTTTTAATTAATTCTAATTTATTATTAATCGGATTTAAAAACCTTTCTTTATATATTCGAGACCCAAAAGCCGTTTTGCAACGATTAAGAATATCAATTAAAGGTTTTTCATTATTATTATTACTTATGATATTTAATTGAAGAGCACTATTAAATTCAATGGCTAAATTTTTAGAATTATCAATCAATTCTGGAATTTGTAATTCTTTAATAATTTCATTATTATGTTCGTATGCAAATTGAAGAAGACAACAAAAACTTAAACGACCCAATGAATATTTTTCTAAATTGAGATATTCAATAATAGATAACATAGATTTATTAATAAATGATTTTTCAAGAATTTTATTTTGATAATCTATTTTTTTAATATTAGTATTTAATTCATAATCTTCCCATTTTGCATGAATAAGACAATTATTATTAATAACATTTAAAATAGTTTTTTTAGTATTATCATTTAATTTATCAGAAAGAATAAGAATTTCACAAGGATTATAAATAGTTATTAATCTATATGTTTCATCTAATGTATATTGCGGGTCTGATTTTGAACTGGCATTTTCATAAATAAAAGAACGTCCTGTTGTTAAATCGACACCAGTAATACCAACAATAAGAAGATTATCAATTTCTTCATAATAAAGAACCATAATATAATTACTTTTCTTAGAATTAATATTAATATTAGTAGCAGGACTTAAAATTTCTGTAATTTTTCTTTGAGGTTCTGGAGGTTCTGTTACTTGTTCAATTAAAATAATAGTATAATTATTTTGTAATATTAATTGAATATATTTATTAATAACATAAATTGGAAAACCGCACATAATAGGATTATTACGTGAAACTTCTAATATTGATTTATTCTTTCTTGAAACTTGGATATTACAAATATCAGCAATTTTATATAAATATCTAGAATTGGCATCTGTATCATACAATTCAAAAAAAGAACCTACTTGAATTAAAATTATAGTATTTTCTCCATACTTCTTACGATATTCATCAAGATAATTTAAATAATCATCAACAATCATTATATTTCATCTTATTTATATTAATAATCTTTATATAAATATCATTATTTATACATAGAATTATAACATTGTTCTTTAAATTAACTTTAACAAAATAAGAAATATATTTAAAGATAATTTGAATATGTCTTTAAATAAAAAATTGATATAATTGTTTATAATTGTTTATATTTTTCGGTAAACATTAAAAATAATAGATTTTTTCGTGAAATTTTTAATAGATTAACATCAATATCATACAATTAAATAATATTTCAACTTGAATTATTTTTTATGTTAGGTGGCATAGTTGTTAGTAAACCTGTATAATTATTACATGTGTCATTTATAAGAAAACTATAGTCTGTTTTTATTTTATCTTCCATATCTATTTGACCTGTTCTCGTATCTAATACACCATCTAAACTTCTACATAATGTAAGTTTCTTTCTTGTATCTTCTCTTAATAATTGTTGTCCAATGGTCGATCTAGATGCTGAAATATTTAATCTTGCTATTGATAAATTATTTACTTTATCATGTATTTTAGCTTGAAAATAACTTGTATTTAAATTACTATTTAAATACAAATTTAAATACATTACATCAGAAAATACAAATATAATATTATTATTTAAATTCGTAAAAATTGGATAGGCATTTAATATGGACATATTAATACTATAAAGGCGTTTCATTTCTCCATACATTGTGCCAAGATCTTCAAGAGCTCCAAGAGATCTTGAAGATCTTGAAGCACTTGGAGCACTTGGAGCACTTGGAGCACTTTGACTTTTAATAACATCAATTAAATTAAATTTTGGTTTAATCCAAATACCATCACAATTTTTTGGTATGTAATTTTGATATTCTTTATTTTTAGCAGTTACATGTTTTATATATATATTATTTATATTTTCGAAGTTTTCAGAAATATATGTAGTAATTAAAGTAGATTTTGTAGTATTAAATGCTTTAATAAGTATATTAATTTTTGATGCATATGGATTTTTAATATCTTCTAAATAAGCTTGTTTTTCTTCTATTGTAAGTAGTTTTGATATTGGTGTTAATAATGGTTTTAAATACATTAATATTTGTATACCAAGTGTAAGACAGTCTATAAATTCACTTTTGTGTAATATTTTATCTGATATATCTTTATTACATATAAATATTAATATTAAATAATAATTAATATAATAATCAATAATATTATTTTGCTCAATTATAGAAAAACCTAAAAATAATGAATGGTTTTGTCCATTACTACACTCTTTGTTATAATTTAAAATATTATAAAAATCATTATATATTCCAACTATTTTTTCATTTTTTAATAATGTTAAACATTCTATATATGTCCAACCGCCAAATGGTGCAATAATTATTGCACCATCTGTTAATTGCGATAATGCGATTGAATCTTCACCCCAATGTTCGCCATATATTAATGTAGCATCCGAAAATTGATGACAATCTTGCTTACCCTCATTACACATGATTGTTAAAATAGGTCTATTATATTTTTTAGCCATTTCATAACCTGACCGCGTTATACCATATTGGTTAGATTTAAAACCTTTATAACCTCCCGATATAAATGCATAAGTCGGGCTTGCAAATAGTAAATTAGACATTACATAATCAGTTATTAATGAAGCTCTTAATATAATATTATTATTTGAAAATCTTGCTTTACCTAAAATACTTATATATTTTAATTGATAATCAATTAATGTTTTGGTTAATATAGGTTTATCAGTATCTCTGCTACATTTACTATCAATTAGGTCTTTAGCATTTTTTACTTCGTCAGTTTCTTTAGTTTCTTCATTATATTTTATATTAGAAATAGTACAATTTGTTTCATCGATTAAATAACATTTTTTATAAAAATTATAATATTTAATATAGTTTTTTAAAAAAATTATTAATTCACTTGAATAATGTTGATTAATATAGGGATTATTTAAAGATGTAGTATATTTATTAAAACCTTTTAAATCACTAAAATTTTTTATTATTGAATTTGCAGGAAATAATTGTGTTGTATATCTTATAGTTAATGTATTATTATTTACTATAATTATTTTTAAAGAATAAACAATATCAGAATCTTTATCACTTTGATTATAATCATCAAATATCATTATTTGAATAATTGTTGGATCTATTGTAATAAATCTTTTTGGACTTTCTTTTTCAAATAATTTAAATAGTCCAAATATATCTTTTTCATCTTTTTCATCTTTTTCATCTTTAAATATTTTAGATTGAAAATTAACCCCGTTTTCTGTATATTTTTCACATAAAATGAGTACTTTATCAAAAAATCTATCATCACTCTCAGGTCTAGTATTTATACTATTTATAAAGTCTAAAATTATTTTTATTTGAAAGTTTACAATAGGTGCTGAAGGGGTTCCTACAGGGTTTCTTTTAGATTTACCCCCTTCTTGATCACTAAAATATTTTTCTAATATTTCTTTTATTTTATTTAGTAACGAATCCTTAACTGATCGTTCTAGTTTAGTTATATTTATATTTTCTTGAATTAATATATTATCAATACGTGTTTTATAAGATATTTTTCTAGCAGATGGTACGCTAGATCTTCTTGTAGCATATTTTATTGAGCTCATATTCTATTTATAATAAATAGAATATTTATAATAAAAGAATTATTAAGTTCTTATAACTAATATAATAAATTTATAGATGAAGAAAAAATTTATAAAAAAATAATTTAAGGGGATTAATAAGAAATCTTTAAATATCTTTTTTATATTTATAGATGAAAATAACCTCCTTTTTAATTTTATGATATTGAAAATTAGATGAATAACATAATAAATGCGATGATTTAGTATAATAATAATAATTGTGATATAGTATTTAAAATATACTTATTTTTTTAAAATAATGATATAAATCTCCATTATAATTATCATTGATATTATCATTATCATTATCATTATCATTATCATTATTATTACATTATAATGAACCATAGCAAATAGGAAAATGTGGACAATATGATTCAATGACTTTATTAGTTAAAAATTTTAATATTATTACTTGCTATTTTAGAGATAAAATTATTGTTAATATCAGTGTTATATATATGAAAAATATCTAATATCTATTATACTATCATCAACTTTTTTATCTAAAATAATTTTAATAGCTATTATAAATTTTCTTTCTTATGTATTTTCATCTATATTATTTTATTTTTTTAGTTAAACATTTTTAAGTAAATTTTTATATATATATTTCCAGTTTCTTTTATTTTACGTGATGTTATATGATTAATATTTTTATTAATATTCTATTTATCATTTCTATTTTTAAAATAAAAATGACTGATATTTATTTTCCATTTAATACTTGTGAAGAACCGAATAAAAAAATTGGATCGCTCAACCTGTTAGTGCAGTTATAAATTTTATAACTTGTTTAATATTAATTTATTTCTTTTTAAAAGCAAAGACATTAATAATAAGATTATTGATTTTGGCATTTATTTTATTTGAAATATTTCATACATTTTCACATATAAAACATATAGACGGGGCAATGCAAAGTAATATCATACATGGTATATGGTATTTTCTATCATTTATGATTTTAATAGCAAGTATAAAAATAACAAAAAAATATCCTAATATTTATACAATCTTAATATTATTATTAATTATAATTATTGATATAAATCTATTTTTCCAACCAAATAAATTATATATGGTTTTTACAGCTTTAATATTACCAGTTGTTATTGTATTATCATATTATAATTTATATCCAATTTATATAAAAAAAGCTATACCATATTTAATAGGATTATTAATAATTCTTGGGATAGTTTTAATAAATGAAAAAATAAATTGTGAATATATGATGAAATATGCAAAATTACCATATCACGCAATAATAGAAATTATTGGTCTGATATTATTTATAACATTGGCATACGTCTTCCTACAAGCTGAGAAATATATTTAAGGATTATTTAGAGATATCTTTAAATAAAAATTGATATATTAAATATCTAATAGATTTATGTTAAAATTGTTATTAATAATACTATAATAATTATATAGCATCAACAATTTATATAAATAGGTTTGATGAAACAATTATAATGAATACTCATATATGGTATAGAATTAAATAATTTTTTTATTCCTTTTTCTCAACAATCAATTTAAATAATCTCTTTAAATCAAATAATTTTATATATATATAATAAAATTGAGAAAATGACAATAGAAGAGTATGATACATTTTTTAACAACTATAATATTAAGGTAGAAAGTGATATAAATGATGTTGAAAAATTACTTAATAATTTTGAAAATTATTTAAATTCAATATTAAGAGATAATAATTGGTTTAGAAATATAGATAAACTATCAAAAGACCCACCAACTAAAGAAGTGTTAGAAAATACTATAAAAAATTTAACTAAATATATGAATATTATTCATGATTATTATGTTAAAATAGATCATGATATTATTAAAAAAAATATAGATATTAATTTTCATTTTGTTGATATAATGACAACAGCTATAATTATATTATATTCATATGTATATCATAATAATATTTTTGAATTAAAATCCCATGATATGGATATGTTTAAAAATTATTATCAATCAATATTTCTATTTTTTATGAAAAAAATTATAGAACATTGTTATTATATTGACATTAAAATTGAAGATGAAGAACTTCTTTTTAAATTTAAAGATATCATTTATAATAAAGAGCCTAGTTGTAGAAGAGTTGTTGCAACTCAAACAAGATTAATTGTCAATTTTATTAATAAAATAAGTATTTTTTATAAAATAGCTCCATTGAATACAAGATATGTTTCAATGCCTAAATATACTGGTATATGTTGGTTTGTATCTTTTATTGTTGGTATTACTTATTCTGATAAAAATAAACAATTATTATTAAAAAAAATACCTGAGAATAGTTTAAATTATAAAAAAAAAACAGATATATCTGAATTAACAGCTAATGAAATATTTACAACATTAATATATAGAATTATAGTTAAAATTACAGAAAATACTAAAACCTATGATATGATTGATGAAACAGAAATGAATGAACTTAATATATATTTAAAAGAAACACCAATAAAATTTTTAATAAAATTAATTAATGAATATATTGATACTACAGATAAAACGAAATTATCACATGAATATAGTTTTATTAAAGAATATATAGAAAATAATAAAATTTTTAAACCTTATAAACTTAATGAATATGAACAGTTGGGTGATGTTGGTATTAGAGAATCAGATTATTTCTTTTTAAATTTATTATATAGATTTTTAAATATAAATAGTTTATATTTAATACAAGCAGATGATAAAACATATACTTATGATGTAGCTAATACAAATCCTGAAGTAATTCTAATAAATACACAAACTAAATTTCTAGGTGAAAATTTAATGTTAAATCATAAAATAACTTCTACACAAATAAATTATACAGATATAACATCAAATATAAATTATGATAAACCTAATAAATGTATAACGTATAATGATAATATATATGAACTTGATTATATATTATATGGTTCAGATATATATAATTCTTGGAATAATGCAGGACACGCTATAGTAGCTTTAACTTATAATAATGAAGAATATTTTTATGATTCTAGATATTATATACGAGAATATACTTATAATGGTAAAACTCTTAGATATCCATGTCCATTATTAAAAAAAAAATGGAAAGATGATTATTATACACATAATGGTCATTTTTGTGTAAAAAAATGTTTTCATACTGATATAAATGCACGTTCGCCTTTATATTTAAACACTAAAAATTTGTCAGAAGAAAATATATGTTATAAAAGTAATACTGATATTATTTGCTGTTATGTTAAAGTACCAGAAACATCAGGTGGTAATATAAATTATAAGATTACAAATAATAAAATAGAATTTCAATATAAAAATAAAAAATATATACGTAATATTTATATAAATTCTAAAAAAAAATATGTTAAATTAAATAATGAATATATATTATTATCTAAAATTAAATCTACTAAATCGCAAACAATAGAACAGTTAAAAGAACAATGCAAATCATTAGGAATTAAAGGTTATTCAAAGAAGAAAAAAGATGAATTAATAGAACTTATTAAAAATCATAAATAAATTTATATAATACTTATTTATTTTTATTTATTTAATGTCTAAACAAATATTCAAATCTATTAATTCAAAGATTAATTTTTATGAAAATCAATTAAATCAACAAGATAATATTCATTTAGCAATATATCCACATTTGCGAGAATTAAAAGCAATAAAAATTTCAATTTTTAATAAATTATTAGAATTAATTGGTGATAAAGATGATATATATTATCAAGATTTTTATAATAATTATTTTAAAGATTTTAAATTGTATAAGGAATATAGATGGCATAATTTAAATAAAACTAATTTTTTTATTGATATTAATGATCTTATTGAAAAGATTGAATATTATACTAATATTGATGGAAAAAATTTAATGAATGAAATTAAAAATGTATTAGATAATATTAAGATATTACCAGTAAAAAAAGAAAAAGAAACAAAACATAAAACAAAGAAAAAAACTATTTCAGCAACTATTAAAAAATTGGTTTGGAATACTAATATTGGTGAAGAAATTGGAAAATCTAAATGTTTATGTTGCAAATCAACTGATATAACGCAATTATCTTTTAATTGCGGTCATATTATAGCAGAAGCAAATGGAGGAGAAACAATTGTAAGCAATTTAAAACCAATATGTCAAAATTGTAATTCAAGTATGGGAACAAAAAATATGAATGATTTTATGGAAACACTTAAATAATTAATGATGTTTATCTTCTTTTTTTATTATTAAATAATTGTAATTCATTTGTAATATTTGAAAAAGAGTTGTAAAAATCGTCTGGATCTTTTGGCAGTTCTATATGAATTAATGATAATCTTTTTATAATCTTCTATTGTTTTTATTTCTATCTTTTATAGATTTAGTTATACCAACTTTATAAATATTTTTTAATTCACACCATTCATTAGTCCTAATATAAATATAACCTTTCATAATTAGATATATTTAAAAAAATAATCATAATCAATTTTTATAATTATTGAAATTAATATTTAAAGATTATTTGGCAAATATTAATAGCTAATGGAAATAGATAATGTAAAAGAAAATGTGTATTTATGTATTTGTGATAGAAATAATGATAT